AAGTAACACTATCGCAAGATACGGATGTTCCATGTATTCTACTAACACAATCCGATAATCCGGTTTTAACAAATGTGGCCGGTGGTTCAGCCGGATGTGGCATTGTATAATCACCAACGGTACTTGTAAATCCTCCAGCGTTGTCATCCCAGTTAAATGGTCCCTGAGAAACAGTACCACTAGTATAACTTTTAGTACAAGGCATTTCATAATAAAATTTCTCAGCACTATCTGTATAATATCTATGTTCAGGTTCCGCACCTTGTGCCGATGCTCTTTTTACATCCCATCGAATATATCTACCAGTATATACATCATCACCACTCAATGATGCTGGTTGGGTTCCTGTAAGTTCATTGTTTTCTTCTTTATATGATTGATGAGTAATACCTACAGCTGGTTTAAATGGATTTGTTTCTATATTAGGATAATCAGTCTCATTAAATTCTTTCCCTTGAGATGAAAAATCTTCTCTGGCTGATCTTGTCAAATCGTTTGTCGCATTAGCAGAACCGTTATCTGGATCATAGAATCCCAAAAGTCCCACAAATTGAGTTGTATTAGCAGTCAACGTATCATCAGGTCCCTCATGTGCACCACTATATCCACCAACTCCATCACCTATAGGTTTCCAGTTAGGATTTTTAACGATACCCTCAGCAGTTACCTTTACTTGACAGAAAATATCATCCTTTCCATGACCGAAAGGAACACTATTAATTGTAAATGTTGTTATACCATTTGAGTTAGCAACTCCTCCATAAGTTAAAGTAAATGCTTGTCCTGATTCCACATTTGCAGAAGTTGAAAGTACTATTTTAATATCACTAGGTCTACTAACAACTTTACCACCACCTTCTATACCCCCTGTAAATTCTATTGTACCACCATCAACTTCCATCGGCCAAGTTCCACCAGTTAAAGTAACAGTATTCATACTCTGTTCTACTGTACCTATATCATAAATCAAATCAGTAATTCTAATTTTATTTTCTGCGGCCTTAGCTGCGGCAATCTTTGTCGGGCCATAATAACCCATAGGTAGATTATTAGAAGTTATCACATCCGAATATTTAACTTTTGCCATATCAGAATCAGATACCTCAGTAACCTCCTGACTACCTTTCGTTGTAGTGCCCGTGATAGTGAACGTGTTTACAGAGTCAACGTGTCGTTTTAAATAAAATATATTTCCAAATTGAGGACCCACAGGTGTATAATCTGTATTACTTCCTTGTGTTAGTTCATCAGACAAAGTTAATGTTGTTAATTCATTAAACGCCCCGGGATTAATTACATTTACTGTAGCAGTATTTGCTTTTGCCCAATGATAATTCCAAGTATTAGCTGCCTGTTCACCCGATACATCAGCTCCCCAAGCTATAGTATTACCAAAAGGAATATCACCATCAGGTGTTGTATAAGGACTCAAATTAGAATTTATGTCTACTAATTCACCATCAACTCGGGATCTAGTAAAATAATAATCACCAATATAAGTACTAAAAGTATTAGGTCCCTCTGTTTGAGTTGTCCCACCCACATCACTTAATGTAATTGGATATTCATCTAAAATATGAGATGCTGCTATACCCATAAAAGAAGTATTAGGTTCAGATAAACCCAATGCGCCGTTCACAACCTCATACGTTGGAAACACGAATTTCTTAAATTGGGTTTTAATTTGTCTAGCACCATAACATATAGCCCTTTGTTGTGCCAAATTCTCACATACTTGTGGTAATGAATAACTACCTGACGCTGAAGTAAACTTTTCACAAAGAGCATTTAACATAGTTTGTGCAAATTCTCTAGCCAAAGTAATAGAATCTAAAATACCTTCACGTGCAAGTAAATGATTAGTGGGTGCGCCATTTAGTTCATCTACAACTGCATTAATTTCTTTTTGTATTGCTCCTGCCATAATTTATCTCTATGATAAAGGTCCCGAAAATGGTACTGGTGGTGTGCCGGGAAGCATTCCACTTACTACCCAAGTTTTTACCCAATCTGCTAAAACACCTCCAAGGTTTTGTCCGAATTCCATTCCTGAAGATGGTTGCTCCGTAAACAACTTCATTAACGCAGGTACATGAGTTGGTGGAGTAACCGGCGGCCCAATCTGAAATGTACTCTGATATGTCATTGCCATAGAAGTTAATTGTGTTCCTATTGCTTGACCTATACTAACACCTACAGGTAATTGTCCTTGAAAAATTTGGCCTATGTTTACTCCAAATGGCTCTGGCACAACAGTAATAAAATTCTGTCCTCCTGCATTCTGAGAAGCTGACAAATAATTTTTAAATGCTTTTGTTATATTTTGTCCTGGCGTTAAAGGTATTACAGGATGCTGCATAAAAGCCATCCCTAATTCTGATTTTATTACACTTGGTACTAATGCCATTATTCGAAACTCTGTCCTACTTTTAAAGATTTTAATAAACTTAATTTTACTGATGCTGGTGGCATCGGAGGTCCCGTTGGTCCTGAACCACTCGGATGAGTATGCTCTGTTATAATATCTATTATCTCATCCATAAACTCTTTTAGAGTAATTATCAATCCCTGAACCTTTATTTTACCGGAAGACTTAATACTTACCTGTCCTAACAATCCTTGCATATGTGCCTCACCAGACTTAGTTAATTCAAACTCGGATAATAAACTTGATTCTTTAATACTTCCTGCTAAAGTTGAAAAATTGACATCTCCTAATAATGCAGATCCGGTGATTCCATCCGTGCCAGTAGTTGATTTTATTACTATATCGCCGGGAGGTAACATTGATATTTCCGACGCCATGCCATCTGGACCCAAAAGTAATTCTATACCTCCTGAAAGAGCCGGATCAAGAGAATTTATTAACATTCTACCTGCCAGAGAAGTTGTTTTGTACGAATAATCAAATTTTGCGGCTGGCATCAATCCGGAAACAGTTTGAACTATGGAATCTGTAGCATTAACATTAAATTCCCGGCCGGCGCCTATACTTGTTGCACCAATAGAGCTAAAAGAGATACTAGCAGATGATTTCATTTTCCATGTACCACCTACCAAATCGCTTTGATTGCCTGTAGTATGTGAATGTGAGCTCTTCGAATGTCGAAAAAAACGAGTAGCACCCAAATTAAGTCTATCCTGTCCTTCAATTGCTATGTCATAACCGTATAGATTTATACCATATCCGGGATTACTAAGTTTAAATGCACCACCACCACCTTGTATGCTATAGGCTCCACCTATTTTATCTGTTTTACTACCCTTAATATAAACTTCTTGATCACCTTCAATAGTAATATAATCACTACCCTCAATATGACTATATCTTTTCCCTAAAATAATATTATAATAATCATTCACAATCTTATCAACTTTTATACCTACATTATGAATTTCTGTAAAGGTTCCTGTACGGTGATACCAATGTAATCTTTCATGGCCGGGAGTATCATCCATTTCAACAATATGTCCGCTCTCTGTTTGATGAACATGGTTATATGGATATAAAGCCGCCCAAGGGGGATTAGGTTCAGACCAACTACTTCCACTAGCATTTGGAATATTTACTTGTCCTTGCTCTCTATTCAATGACTTTTCGTATACTATTCCTGAAATTAATGGATCAGTAAAAATTGTATTACCCCGTGTACCTCTAGCCAATCTATTAGTAGTAGGCTCTTTAAGATAATTTAAATTTCTAGTAGTAGAAATTAATGATTGAGGATCCTGTTTACTTAAAGGAGCTAATCCAGTATCAGGAAATGTAGACCTTACCGGATTCTCAATCAGTTGAACGGTAAACGAGGGTGATCCTGATTTCCCAGCAGAAATTAATTGTGATACAGGGAAATTTGAATATTCACCTTTCACATGAGCAGGATCATCAGTAGGTTTAGCACCTTGTTTGAGTGAAACATTTTCAGATATAACAACCTCTTGATGGTTGTCAGCAGGATCTGGAGAAGCATTATGTAGAATAGAAGCTGGCTCCCTCGGAACAGCTTGATTTGCAGTTTTACTTGTAAAGTTATAATTTAATGCTCTCGGTCCCATTTCATCTTGATACATTGGATGTCCAGATTGACCAACATCACCTTCAGGCTGTCTAGGATCAAGAAAACCTTTTTGTATATTTTCACCCTTTGCATCTCTCTCAGGAATACCACCAAATGTCCCAAAAAACATAGGTTCGTTCGCACTTTCACCATCTCTGAAAAACCCCAATACCCATGTACCTTCTACAGGTCCCAATGGAGTTGTTCCTACTCCTGTTTGAGCAGCAGAGGTAATAGGTTGGACAGGATACGCCCAAGGTAAAGATTCTGTAGATTGTAGTGCTTTTTCATCTGTATTCCAACCTAGAATTCTAACCTTACATCTACCAAGATAGAGGGGGTCATGACGGTCTTCGACAACACCTTGCCACCAAACAAATCCTTCTTTTCCCATAAAATATGACATAGTATTATCCTTTAACTTGGTCCCACTTGTGATGCATCATTTGTATCTGGCGCGTTAACAACATTATCAGCCCCTAAATTACCGCCACCCCATGGTTCCTTTATAGAGTCCTTTATGGCCTCAAAATCTATTGTATATTTGTCTTGTGCAAAATTATGTTTTAATTTTGTAATTAAATATTTTCCACTTAGATATTTGTGTTCCTCTGAACCAGATCGTTCAACATCTAAAGCGCCCCTGTTTTTAAGACTAGGAGTTGGTATTTTTAAATCTATTACATCACCAACCATTCTACATGATCTTCCAGGTGCTCTAATATTTACCTTTATATTATTAATTTGTTGTTGTTGAACAATTCGTTGTTGCATCCATTGTTCCACTCTATTGGGTACTATGTTTAATGGCCCCAGCGGTGCACCATGTTTTACCGTTTGTATTCCAATACCATTCTTGAAATGGTTAATAGAATCATGTCCTAAGGATGTAGGATAAAAACTAACATGTGCATCCGGTGACCCTAATGCCGTTTGTTCGATTGTACATAGCTCACCTGCATCTAAATGAGAAAAACCATCCGCGAAATTTTTCTTATCTTGTGCCGTAATGACCTTATCAATTTCCTCTATAGAACCATCATTCTTAACAATCTTTTCAACTCTTGCATCCATAGGAAGAATATAATTAAAATCTGTAACATCATATTTCATTCTAACTAAATCATGTGTCAATAATTTATTTGCATACATTCCTTTTGTTAAATTTTCTAACACATCAAAATTTGAAATGAATTGATATTCTTCTATTCCAATAGCCTCCATAGCTAAATGTTCTTCTCTTGATTTAGATATATCCTCAAAGTGTTTTGGCCAAATTGTATAAGTCTCTTTACTTCTAATATCTTTCATAGTATATTGTCCTTCTTGTGGACTAGTACCAACAGGATCATCTGGAGGATTTATATATCCCATACCACCACCAGACATAAGTGTTTCTAAAGAAACAAAATGAAATCCTGTAGTTGTTTCAAAAAATACAAAACTTGCACCGACCGCGTGTTGACCGGCTGAGATTGCTCTTGATGCCAAAAATTCGAAACTCTTAAATGGAGTAAGATTCGGAATAATCATTGATGTTAAGTTTTTTGTTGGCTCAACAAATATCTTCTTAGGTGACTTTCTAAAATAATCTTTATATAAAGAACGAACAACATTTGATATTTTTCGTGGTTCTTTTGTAATAGGATTAAGTGTACTTCTCTGAACTTTCTTTTTACAGTTTTCAATATATTCCTCAGAAACTCCATGTAATTTATACATCATTTGTCCGTGCACATCATCCATTTTAATCTTATCAGACATTTTATATATTTGAAATTTTAATTTCATCAATCCCGGATTCTCTGATTCAGCAAAAGGTCCCGGTTCAGGAGGTGGTCCCTCGGCCGCAGTAGCTTCAGGACCCTCTAGTGCATGAACATTACTCTCAGACATATCTGGCAAATTCGCTGTCTGGATTTCTAAATGAATAGTTTCTTCACCTATAATTGGTAAAAACTCCGCAAGTCCCGTTCCATCTATAATAGTTATATCCATCTGTAAAGCTGGAGAAAATATATCCTCATAAATATTCAAATCAGAAAATGATTGTCTTAAATCTATAAAACCACCCGGAGGCCCAATCTTATGTACAGAATGTAATTCACACTTAAAAATCTGATAATCACCGGGAAAAAAAGGTTGATTGTCCAGACTGGGATTTTTAATGTCTTCACTTTTCGCGGTTGCTAATTCCTTAACAGCTGCCGTACTTGTTTTTGATTTACGGCGTATAAAACTCCGGCCAAAACGTGAATCGGCCTCATCAACGGGCATATTAATCCTTTATAAAAGTTTAGTTTTATGTTCAGACATTATCATAGCTGCATATGAAGACTTGAGTACTTTAATATCTCTTTTAGCTTCGTTCTGTTCAGTCTCCCAATCGTAATAATATACAATACCTCTATCATCATGTGGTAAATCCCTATAGGTGTCATAATCACATTTTATCTTATATTCAGGAATAGCATCCCTCTCACCCTTTTGTTCAACTCTATGTCTAAGGACTCTCTCATAATGATGTATTCCTTGTTGTGCAGTAGGAATAGAACCATATTTATTTTGTATATAACTAATAAATTCTCTTGTGCCTAACGGCCAATCCCAAATTGGATCATGTATTTCATTTATAGCAAAAATTAACCAAGTAAATTTTACATCACCATAAATTTTATGCGCTGTTACATCCGGTCGTTCATTTTCTGGTACAGAATATGGTAAAAATTGAACTATTTCATCTTCAAGAATAGTTTTAATTTTTGTTCTATTCATGATATCAATAGCAATTTTTAATTTAGTTGGTTCCTTTTCACCTGTAACATTATAAGCTATTTTAGGATAATGTGAAAAAAATTCTGACATATTAAAATCCTCCTCTAACCAGTCCACGGTGTATTACAGATAATTCCTGAAATTCTAATGTCATATTCACGGTTACCGGATCCGTTGTACCCTCAAAAAATGCAACAGTATCCTGTGTAGTATAATCTAATGACATATCTGATAGTACGGATCTACCTATTCTAAATAAAGAATTGTTCTTATCCCTTGATAAATTCTTTCCATTTACGTAAAAGGATATCTCAAATTCATCTGGATAGTTGAACATTCCTATAGGTGCAGAAACGGATTGAGGTGAATCATGATCTGGGTGCATAGCCATTTTAAATGCCTTAACAATCTTTTGAACCGATTTGGATTCGGTTGCAGTCCTAGGCATCATATTAAAAGTAAATTTATGATTACGTAATTGTGTGGGACCTTTATATGCGGCAACAATATAAGGATTTACTGACTTTCCTCGGGAGGCTTGCATAATTGCTTCTGCCGCGTCTCCTCCAAATTTTTTCGTCAGGGACTGCATTACATCTTTTCCCGCCTCTTTCATGCCTCCTCCTCCGGATGTTTCTTCCTGCTTCAAACCACCCCACCATCCTTTAGCAATTTCCCAGGCATTGGTACCCACTTCAGGGCCGTTTTTGGCTTTCTGATATGCACTAAACGAGCTAGCTGACATACCCTCAACATTTTCATATTCTGATTTATATCCAGTAGATAATGCATCCGGAGGAATAAATAGTGCTATATCACAAGTTGGTGTACCTCCTTTAAAAGCTTTACCCTCAAACTGTACCCAATGTTGTAGGCCTCCTTCTGTATTTCCTGCGGCACCCAATTCAGGTGGCCATTGTCCTACAAAGGTCGTCATAGTTTATCTTTCTATAAAAAATGTTAATTATTATTACTACTATATATTTATATGGCATACAAAGGGAAATTTCGGCCTCAAAATCATAAAAAATACAGAGGCGACCATACTAAAATTATTTATCGTTCTGGGTGGGAATTAAAGTTTATGAACTACCTAGACCGACAACCTGAAGTTATATCTTGGTCAAGTGAAGAGGTAATTATACCCTATCGTTCTCCTATTGATAATAAAGTACACAGATATTATCCCGATTTCTGGGTTAAAACTCTTCAAGGTGAGTCATTAGTAGAAATCAAACCAAAAAAGCAAACACGACCCCCGAAAGAGAATCCAAAACATAGAAGACGATATCTTAAAGAAGTAAAAGTTTGGGGCATCAATAGTGCCAAATTTAAAGCTGCTGAACACTTCTGTAGAGCCAAAGGATGGGAATGGCGCATAATAACTGAAGATACATTTAAATTAACTAAATAGTTCTAGTATTTTAAATAATAAAGGAGAATATGGCGGCACCATTAATAGGAGCAGCAATTGCAGTTG